TAATTCTTTTATAACAATTATTAAAAAATCTAATCATGTCGTTTTCAGGATTAGCGTTTACATAAAGCACACCAGATATCATACTATTAGGATGTTCATGTATGTGATGATACTCATCTGTTTTTGTAAAATTTAACCAAGACTGAGTTATGTATGGTTTTACATTTTTCCATTGTGTAATAACTTTGTTATACTCTAATAAGTGTGTAAATAACTCTTTTTTTAATTTTTTAAAAACAGGTTTTTCTAAAATATATGAATCATCTGAAATATAATTACTTTCATTTTTATGAATACTTTTATTTATCTTATCCATGGCTTTTATTTCTGTTTTACTGAATTCTCTACCTAGAGAGGCTATGTAAATAGGTGTTGGAAAAATGGCATCAATTTTGTATTTCATATTTCTAACATAAATATATACTTGAAAATAAATAAAAATCAAGTATATAGGATTTTATGAAAGATAAAATTAAATGATCAAAGTAGTAGATAATTTTCTATCAGATAACGAGTTTTTTAAAATACAAAATATTATCTGTGGTAATAGTTTTCCGTTTTATTATAATGACCAAATAACAGATGAAAATGACCCCATAGATTATTATTATTTCATACACTTATTTTTTATTAACAATTCACCAAATAGTAATTATTTTAATTTATGGGAGTCTTTTTTAGAAAAGATAGAGTGCAAAGCCCTAATTAGAATAAAAGGTAATATGTATACAGGTGGTAGAAAGAAAATAATACATAGACCACATAAAGATTATGATTATCCACACAAAGGTTGTTTGTTTTATATAAACGACAATAATGGGGCAACATATTTTAAGAATAAAAAAATATTGCCGAAAGCAAACAGAGCCGTGTTTTTTAACCCACATGAGCCACACTCTAGTTCTATTTGCACTGATCAAAAAAGAAGAATAACAATTAACTTTAATTATTTTTAATATGAAAAAAAAATTAGAAGATTATGTTTTAACAGCTCAATCCGCATTACCTATTAAATTATGTAAAGAGACAATAAAAGAAATAAATAAAAATAAAAAAAACTGGTCAATGCATAAATGGCATAACAGAAACAATGAGGAGGTTGCCTCTCTTAATGGTAATAAAGAATTAGATAATCTTTACATGAGATCAAATAACTCTCAAGAAATAATGAGACTTTTGTGGCACGTAATTCGTGGTTATGTAAAACATTTAGACTTTCCTTGGTTTCAAGAATGGACTGGGTACACCGAAGTTAGATTTAATATTTATAAAAAAAATAAACAAATGTCCGATCACTGTGATCACATCGCGTCCATATTTGATGGTCAAAGAAAAGGTGTTCCTATACTTAGTTGTGTTGGTGCATTAAATGATAATTTTGAAGGCGGAGAGTTTATAATGTTTGACGATATGACCTTTAAATTAAAACAAGGTGACGTGTTAGTTTTTCCATCTAATTTTTTATATCCTCATAGAGTAAACCCTGTAAAGAAAGGAGCTAGGTATTCTTTTATTTCATGGGTTTGGTAATTACAAAAATAAAAGAACACTCAAATATTAAACAAATGATCCTAGACGAAATACACAAAACAAAACAAAATAATTATAGAAATGTTACCTCCACTGATTGGCAAACTCCATCTAATATTGAAAGAACATATTTTACAAAATATATAAAAGAGATAATAAATAAATACTACACTAGGATAGCGGAACAACTTGGATTAAAAGATTTTAATCTTACAAAATTAATTACACATAACTGGTGGTTTCAGATTTATGATAAAGACTCTACGCATGATTGGCACACTCATGCTGGTTCACATTTTACAAACGTTTATTTTATAGAGTTACCAGACCCAACATGTGCCACAGAAATAAAAGGACACAATAATTTAAATATAGAAGAGGGAGATTTAATTACATTTCCTGCATACTGGCCCCACAGATCTCCTATTAATACAACAAACAAAAGAAAAACAATAATATCTTTTAATACATCCTATGAATATTGAGCATTTATTTCCAACAACAATAGGGTATGAATTTTGTCCTTTTCACACTGACATAGAGAAAAAGTTAGTTAATCACTGTAATTCTTTTTCTAATAAATATAATAATAAAGAATCGTTTTTAAATAATGGTCAGTTATTTACTACGTTTGAAAAACATAATTTACTTCAAGACAAACAGTTTGATAAACTTAATACGTGGGTTGTTGATAAAATTAAAGAGTACATGGAACAAACAACGATGTCGTATAACATGAAGTTTGAGGGCGAGGCATTTTTTAATATATACAATAAACATGATTATCAAGAGGCGCACAATCATTTTGGTTTTGTAATATCCTGTATTTATTTTTTAAAGGCTAATAATAAAGCTAGCAAAGTATTTTTTAGACCACATGTTTTTGATAATATTAAATATGACAATTTTACTTACTCACCTAGCACACCTGTTTTTTATGAAGCACAGCCAGGTAAGTTATTAATATTTAGAAGCTACATCGATCATTTTGTAGAACAACATTTAGATGAGGAACAAAGAATATCCTTGGCTTATAATTTTAGATAGGAGAAAAATATGGAAGAAACAAGAGCTGTACTACCTGTGTTTTCAAAGGTAATTTATATAAATAAAATAAAACTTAATCATAAAAAAATAAATACCTTAATAGGTAAAAAATTTGTAAAGGCAGGACATCGAATACCTGAAGACCCTAAAAATATATCTAGCTTTAGTGAGAGTAAAAACATTTTAAATTTACCTAAGTTTAAAGATTTAAAAAAACAAATCATGGATGAGTTATATTTTTATACAAAAAATGTTTTAAGATATAAACATAAATTCACCATGACAACATCTTGGTTTACTAAAACAGAAAAGAACGAAGAGTCTGGTTTTCATAACCATAGAAATGCATACATTAGTTGTATATTATATATAGACGTTGATGATAAAGCAGGAATGCTAAGTTTTATTGATTATAACGTTAATAAGATGTTTCAGCTAACTCCAATTGAGTATAATAATTTTAATTCTGAAACTATTAGAATAAAGCCAGAGAATAATATGATAATATTTTTTCCTAGTGAGATGTACCATAAGGTGTGTTTGCATGAGTCTAATGTTCCTAGAATATCTTTAGCCTGTAATTTTATACCAATAGGAGATATTTCTGATCCTAGTAGTGATAGTTTTGTTCATTTGACCATTAAATAATTCGTTTATTTTTAGAGCAGATTTGATATACAAGATATTATGCTACAAAAAATAGGTTTTCAGCCCGGTATAAACAAACAAATTACACCCACAGGAGCCGAAGGTCAGTGGATTGATTGCGATAATGTTAGATTTAGATACGGCATCCCTGAGAAAATAGGGGGTTGGAATCAACTAGGACAATTAAATTCAAATGAGTTAACTGGTGCAGGGAGAGGCTTACATCACTATGTAAATAGTGAGGGCAGAAGATATGCCATAGTTGGAACAAATAGAATATTATATGCGTTTTCTGGTAACGTATTTTATGACATACACCCTATAAAAACTACCACTACTTTAACAAGTGCTTTTAGCACAACCAATGGATCACCGACGGTAACCATAACTTTTCCCACGGCTCACAATATAAACCCTCAAGATATAATATTGTTAGATAATTTTTCTACCATTACAGGATCTAATTTTGCAGCTTCTGATTTTGATGATAAAAAATTTATGGTGACATCTGTTCCTAGTGGAACAACCCTAACAATAACCATGCCATCAAATGAATCTGGATCAGGTGCTACCACATCTGGAGGTATTAGAGTTCAACATTATTTTCCAGTTGGATCTGCTGTACAAGAAAAAGGTTTTGGTTGGGGTTTAGGAACGTATGGAGGTGTAGACACAGGAGCCGTAACCACTACTTTAAATGGGGCTATAAATTCGTCTACCACAACAATAGTTTTAACAGACGCATCTCAGTTTCCAAGCACAGGAACTAATTTTGTTTTAATAGGAACTGAAATGATTCAGTATACTGGTATTAACAGTAACACTTTAACCGGTGTAACAAGAGGCACCAGAGGCACAACAGCTGCATCTCACAGCGACGGTGTAACTGTTACAAGTGCTACGGGTTATGGTGCGTGGAACGAACAAACTCAAGAGGGTCTAGCTTTAGATCCCGGTATGTGGTCTATTGATAATTTTGGAGATAAAGCAATTTGTTTAATTCATGATGGTGAAGTTTTTGAATGGGATTCTAGTTTAGGAAATGCAACAGAAACAAGAGCCACAATTATAACTGGTGCACCAACTGCATCAAGACACATGGTTGTATCAACACCAGACAGGCACTTAGTTTTTTTTGGGACAGAAACAACTATTGGAGACAAAGCCACACAAGACGATATGTTTATAAGATTCTCGAATCAAGAGGATATAAATACTTATACACCAACAGCAACTAATAGTGCCGGTACGCAAAGACTAGCCGACGGATCACAAATCAGAGGAGCTATTAGAGGTAGAGATGCTCTTTATGTTTGGACAGATACTGCATTATTTACTCAAAGATTTGTTGGAGCTCCGTTTACGTTTGCGTTTGCACAAGCAGGTACTAACTGTGGACTCGTTGGACAAAACGCATGTGTTGAGGTTGATGGTGCTGCATATTGGATGTCAGAGAATGGTTTCTTTAGGTATGCAGGTAAGTTAGAATCACTACCTTGTTTAGTAGAAGACCATGTATATGATAATATTAATTTAGCTTCAGGTAATCAAATGGTTTCAGCAGGTTTAAATAATTTGTTTGGAGAAGTTATTTGGTTCTATCCGTCAGAAACATCTAATGTTATTGATAAACAAGTTACATATAATTTTTTTGATTCATCACCACAAAGACCTGTGTGGACAGTGGGGACATTAGCAAGAACTATGTGGAGAGATTCTGCGGTATTTGGTAAACCACACGCTTTAGAATACGATGCAGGAACTGACACATCTTTTGATGTTATAGGAAATACAGAGGGCAGAACTGCATACTATGAACATGAAACAGGAACAGATCAAAATAAAAACGGTACCATAACAGCTATCACTTCAAACATATTATCAGGAGATTTTGACATATCTCAAAGGGCAGGAGGTGTTGCAGATCTTAGAGGAGATGGTGAATTTTTAATGAAGATAAGAAGATTTATACCAGATTTTATATCTCAAACAGGAGACACTCAAATAACTTTAAATCTAAGAAATTTTTCTAACAACGCTGCAGCTAGCTCTACATTGGGCCCCTTTACAGTTACTTCATCTACTAGTAAAGTAGATACACGTGCAAGAGCGAGAGCGATTGCATTAAAGATAGCTAATACATCAACAAGTCAAAGTTGGAAATTAGGCACTTTTAAATTAGATATACAACCAGATGGTAGAAGATAATGGCGATAAATTTTAATAACTTAGATCAAGATAGAGCAGGCATTATAGGTTTAGATAATGTGGTTACTCAACCATCTAGTGCTCCATTACAAACTGCATTTCTTGGATTTGGAAAAAGTGATGAGGAAAAAGCATTAGAACAAATACAAGAATTAAGAGAAGATCAAATGAAAGGTATTCCCACTGTAAATGATCCTAAAGCACAAAAAGAAATAATTGATAATTTACAATATACTAATCCTGATAAATTAAAACAATATCAAGAAATAGAAAAACAAATAGAAGAATTAAAAAAACAATTTCCTAGCGACACAACTATTCAAGAGGCTTCACTGCCATCAAATAATTTAACAGCCATGAACATAAGTAATTTTGATGAATTGTTTGGCACTAAAACAATTACAGACGCTTTTGGTAATACACGAGTTGTATCAGGATCACAAAGACCAGATATATTTACAGGTAAAACAGATGTAGCAACTGGTTTACCTGTAGGACAAGTTCCCTTTGATAGAATTTTAGACAGTAGACTACCTGGATTTCAGTTTAGTCCAAAACCAACTTTTGGACAAAGATTATCAAGTGGTATTAATCAATTGAAAACTAATTTAGGAACTGGGTTTGGTAAAATAAAAAGTGATATAGGTAGTTTTATTGGTTCAGGAGGTCTTACAGGCATGGCGGGTAGAGCCCTTGGGGGTATACTTCAAGCTGTTCTTCCAAAAGAAAGTCCGATAGATAAATATAATAAACAATTTAGTGTTCAAAGTTTAGGAAGAGATCCCTATGGATACTATAGTAGTTTAAGGGCGGGTAATTTAACTGGTCAAGATCCTTTTGGAGTTAACACAGTTAGTGGATTTGGTAACTATCAAAAACATTATAGTGATTATTTAAATGCATTTAATAATCAAACTAAATTTAAAGGATTATATACACCTAAGAAAACTAGTAAGTTTGCTCAAGATAAAGCTGACTTTGCTAAAGAAGTTTTAGGATTAAAGAAAACATCATCAAACATAACCGGTACACCTTTAATAGTTAGTGGGTCTGTTTTTGAAGACAGAGGACGTAAAGATGATAGCCCAACGACAGGGACAACTAAACCAGGACAAGATGGAGGATTTGGAGCAGCAGATTTTGGGCCTGGAGATGATGAGTTTGGATCTTTATAATGGCTAAGATAGTACAAGTATTAACTAGACCCTCATCTGAATATGATTTAGGAACAGCAGAGGCGCAGGTTAGAGATCTTGATGGAATAGTAGAAAAACTAAACACTACTTTTCAAGAAGAATTAAAACAGGAAGTAGAAGCTCAAAACTTCTTTTTAAATTAATGGCGAATAGTTTTTTAAATAAAAAAGTAGATTTAACTACAACAGATCTTACAACTTTGTATACGGTGCCAGATGCGAATACCGCCATTGTAAAATCCATATTAGTATCAAATGATTCAGGATCTAGTTGTAATTTAGATGTTACACTTGTTGATGCATCATCTGCTATATTTAGTGTGTTTAAAACTAAAGCAGTGGATACTAATACAACAGTGGAGTTATTATCTCAACCCTTAGTCATAGAGGAAAAAGAGATATTAAAAGTGCAAGCTAGTGATGCAAATGAATTGCACGTAATAGCATCAATACTACAAATACAGCCAAGAGAGGTAGTCACATAATGAAAATAATTAAGCCTACAAAAATTATAGAAGAAATATCTAACCTTAAAACAGGAGAAAAGTACAAAAACGATGAGGAGTGGAAGTCTAAAGGCATACCAGAATCTGATATAAGAAGAGATGTTAAAGTGGTGTTGCCCTCTCTTGACTTATTTGGAGAAACCAAATAAAGTGTAATATTTCAGGACATTCGCGCCTGCCACAATCATCAAACTTGACGGAAGTATGGCAATAACAAGAGGACAAATGCAAAGACAATTAAGACAAAGTGGCGGTATCATGAATGCTGCGTCTGAAACTATTGGTGGCCTTTC